CATAAAGCTTCTGCTGGCGCAGCTGATGAGAAGTTTACCTTCCCAGTTACAGCACTTAGCTTTGATTACAACAACAATATTACTTACCTGACACCTGAAGAAATTTCAGCCTTGAACGAGCCGATTGGTCAGTTTACAGGTACTCGCGCAGTAACAGGTTCTGCTACTATGTATCTTCGTACTGGAGATCTTGAGTCAGCTGGTTTCTTGCGTAACATTTCTGAAGATGCTCGTACATCTTCAGCACAAACTTCAAACGCAAACTTGATCATCGGTGGAACTACAGCACCGTATGTTGCTTTCCAGCTTGATGCAGTACAGTTTGAGTTTCCACAGATCGCTACAGACGATGTTATTTCAATGTCCGTAAACTTTGTCGGTCAGGAACCAACAGCTACACGCGGTACTGGTGGTGAAGTCAAGGTCTTTGCTAAAAAGTCCTAATTAAATGTTTCTGAGGGGGAACATTAACACATTACAGAGAGTGTCCATCACTTGCAATTCAAGGTTCCCCCTCACCTACGAAGAGCAGATATGTGATGGACACTTCCATTATGAGGGGAAATCATGAGTAAAATTAAAAATATGATCGCAGATCAGTCATCTATTTGGGTTGAATATCCAGATATTGACGGGTTTGAAATTAATCTTGCGTATTTAACACGCGAAGATCTGATGAAGATTCGTAACGCATCACTCACATTTAAATTTAATAAACGTACTCGTCAGCGTGAAGAAGAAGTTGATAATGATCGGTTTCTTGAGAATTATGCTGAAAAAGCTATCATCGGCTGGAAAGGTCTTAAAGTAAAGCATATGCCTGCTTTGATGCCTGTTGACATTTCTGGAATGGACGCCAATGATGAAATTGAGTATAGTAGTGAAGATGCTATAGAATTGTTGAAAAATTCAACTGTATTTGACCAATTTTTGACAGATACTATGAACGATTTTGAACAGTTCTCAAAGAAAAAAGCTGAGACAGACGCAAAAAACTAAGAGACTACCTCCAGGTCTCGCTTCACGGCGGTGGAATATCTGTAGAACAGTATTTTACAATATGTGAGCAAATGGGGGTAGAACCAAAAGACGAAGACATACCTAAAGATCCTTCTACTTTTTCTCTTGAAGCGCAACAAGCCTTAGTAGTTCTCAATGCTTTACCTGATAATTGGGAGGGTATGAACGGAATCTGGCTAGGAAAAGACTATAGCGGTTTGATGGATATTATGGAAATTTATGATATATCTGAAAAGCGTGAAGTTTTTGATCTTTTAAAAACGTGTGAAGATGAGCTAGGAAAGTATTACACTCAAAAACGTAAAGAACAAGAGCAACTTGCAAAGGCTAAGAGAGGAAGATAATTGGCTAGTAAAATTCAAATGCTAATTGAAGCAAGGGGCGGCGCTAAAGCAGCTAAAGAACTTGATCAGGTAGGTAAGTCTACTGAAAGAGTTGGACGTCAACAAACTCGTCTTGGTCAGGCTTCATCTTCTGCTGGTCGTCAATTTTCCGCTCAAGCCTCTGGTTTAGGAGGTCTTGTTGCGGCTTATGCTGGAGCCGCGGCTACAGTTTTTGCCATTACCGCGGCCTTTCAAGCACTTAATGCTGCTGCTCGCGCTGAACAAACTATTCAAGGTGTTAACGCTCTTGCTAATGCGATTGGTGAGAGTGGTCCCCAAATTATCAAAGGTCTTCAAGAAATTACTAAAGGTCAGCTGTCTGTAGTTCAAACAGCAGAATTGGCTAACCTTGCTCTGTCTTCTGGTTTTAGTGCCGACCAAATTAACAACTTAGCTGAAATATCACTAAAAGCTTCGCGTGCTCTTGGACGAGACCTAACAGACTCGTTTAACCGCTTAGTACGTGGTGTAACAAAACTTGAACCCGAACTATTAGACGAATTAGGTATCTTTACTCGTATTGAGCCTGCCGCAGAACGTTACGCAGCACAAGTAGGTAAAGTAGCTTCTCAACTTTCAAACTTTGAACGTAGACAGGCTTTTGCTAATGCGGTAGCAGAAGAAGGTCAGGAAAAGTTTAGTGATATTGATACTTCTGCTGATACAACTTCCCAATCCTTAGAACGTTTATCAGCAACTGTAGCAGATCTTGGTCAAAGAGTTGGCGCTTTTGTTGGTCGTGTGTTGGCACCTTTAGCTGATGCTATTTCTGGGAATCTTGTAGCCTCTGTTGGTGCTTTCGGTATCTTAGCAAAAACTGTTTTTGGAACTACTATTCGCGAAGCAACAGGAGCTATTGAAAACTTTAACAACCAAATTGAGTCAAGAAGCGTAGCTATTATCGATAAACTTGGCGCTAGTAGTACTAAGCTTGCTAGAGCTAACGACCAATTATCTCAAGGGCTTCAACAAGTTAATCTCAGAGTAAGAGCTGTTTCTAGTGCGAATGAACAAGAATTTAAAACTTTGGTACAGCTTGGTAGACAGAATCAGCTTACTCAGGCTCAGTCAATTAGGCTTCAGCAAATTCTCATACAAGAAAAGGCAAGCGTAGATAAACTTTCTCTTTCTCTGTCTAAAGCTAATATGACTAAGGCACAATTTGCAGCCGCAACTCAAAGACTTGAAAATAGAGAAAAACAGCTTGATCTAGCACTCGCAAGTGTTAATAAAAGACTTGACGCTACTCCAAGATTTGCAAGAGCTGCTGCGACTGCTTTCCGAGTTGTTGCAGGATCTATCTCTACTGTTACTTCTAAGGCTTTAGGACTATTTAACGCATTTACAACTCTTGTAACCGTTGTCTCAATCTTTACAACTGTTGGCGCAGTTATATTAGATGCTTTTGGATTTTTAGATCCCATAGTAGAAAGTGTTAAGGCTCTGATCAGAGAGTTAAGAGTTTTATTTGATATTACTAAAGATGCATCTGCTCAGAGAGATGCTGGCGCAGCATTGATTGAGTCCCTCATTCCAGATCCAGATGCTACTGTTCTAGAAACCGGGTTAGGAGTTTTAGGTGATAAAATTTCTGGCGAAAGGTTTGGTGAGGCCATTATTGAAGCCATTAGACGAGGAGCAACAGGTTCACAAGAAGAGTTTAATAAAGCTATTGGAGGACTACTAAATATTAATGCTGGTGACCTTGAGAGAAACGCAGAACCATTGAGAAAAGCCTTTTCTCAGATTAAGTTTTTTGATGCAGGAACTTTACAAGGTGTATCAGATTTCGCAACAGCTACAGGTAGAACTCTTAAGACTGTAGTATCTCAAGTCGATATTCAAGCTGACGGCGCTCTTAAATTTAGAACAGAACAAGAACTTGGACTCGGAATTATTACAGAAACTGCTGCTAAGTTTAAGGACTTAGCAGGTTTGAGTCGTGAACAGAGATTAGAAGCTCAAAAGTTCAATGATGTACAAACAGACAGGTTACAGTCACAAGAATTATCAGTCAATCTCGCAGAAGCTTTACAGTCTGGACAAGCTACCGCTGAACAAATTGAGAAACGTCGTGGAGCTATTTTAGCTAAAATTGCAAATCTTGAAAAAGAACGTGTAGACCTACAAGGCGATGCTTTAGAAGCTAACGTGCTACTAGCTACAGATTTGAGAAATCAGCTTGAATTTACTAATAAACAAGTTGAGGCACAGCTAGCTATTCTAGACGCTCGTGATAAGATTAGAAAAACATTTCAAGCGGATATTGCTGCTGCTGGGAAGCTTGCTGATTCATTTATAGTTCAAAAAAATGCTTTAACAGAAACATTTACTATCTCTCGTAGACAAAGCGACGAAACTGCTTCTCGTAATCAACAACTTGAAGAAGCTCTTTCTATTGGTTATGAGTTGTTAACTCAGCAGCGTGAAGGAGTAGAACTAGTCGGAACCGAGGCACAACTCGCAGCTCTTGCAAGAGACGCACAAACAGCTTACGTAGGACAATTCGTAAAATCTCTTGAAGCAGCAGATAAATTAGCTAATACTTTAGAGAAAATTGTAAGGTCTCAAGAAAAAGCAACTCAAGCTGCCGAAGCACAACTAGAGGTACTTCAGTTCCAAAGAGATTTAGCAGAGCTACGTGTAGGCGATGCTGATACAACTAGAGAACTCAGTCAGGCTAAGGCACTGCTAGACATTCAAAAGCAACGTTTAGACTTAGAAAAGAAACAAAGTGATGCTTCTATTGCTTCAAGAAAACAACAAATTGATTTTGAACAAGGTTTAGGGTTAATATCAGATGGAGAGGCTCGTAATCTCACTCTTAAACTTGAGCAAGAGTCTTTACAGGTTTTACGAGAGTTTACTGATAAACAAATTGATCTGCTTAAAAAACGTGAATTAGCGGAGCAACTTGCTATTAAAGCACAAACTGCGTCACAACAAGCTCAACTTGAAACCATCAAACAAAGAGATATGGCTGAGAAAATACGCCTTGGTGAAAGATTAGCCTTAGAGAGAGATGCTGAATTAAGAAGCATAGATCAGCTTGAAGCAGAAGCAGGACTCATTCAAACTCAGATAGAAGGATTTAGCAATCATATCAGCGGAATTGCAGAAGTATTAGCAGCTGATATTGTACAGAGAAAACTACTTCAGGATTCGGTCGAGGAGGGTAAATTTGCTAGAGAGGCTGGGCAACGTGCTTTATTAACTAACTTAGGCGGTGGGGCAGGTGCTGAGGCATTACAAAATGCTTTTGGAGGAGAAACTCAGTTACTTGAAGCAATTCAACGAGGCTTTACTGAGGCGGAAGCTAGACGTGCTGAATTAGCTATTACAAGAAATGATCTAGCTCCCCAAGTTGAGAGTCAGATTACAGAATTGACTGATAGACTTGATAATATGGGTTTTGAAGCTGCAAGAGCAGCTATAGATACAACTACTTTAGCTAAGGCTGAACTTGAATTAGCAAAAATTAATGCTAGAACAGCTGATGAAAAGATTAAAATACAAGATAAAATAGACGCACTAGACGCTCAATCAGGGCTATTAAAAGACAAACTAGCTCTTCAAATTGATCAACTTAATGCAGAATATGATAAAGCCGCAGCAGGAGCTGCTTCTTTAGCCAATCAGACTAACGTCCTAAATTCTACTCAATTGAAGGTATTTAGATCATTTAAAGACGGCATCAATGGCACACTCGAACCAGCGATTCAAGGACTGTTCCAAAGCATAGCTGACGGAACTTTCACAGTTAAAAACTTAAATGATACATTGAATGACTTCTTCCGTTCTTTAATTGAGAACATTCGTAAAAAACTGTTACAAGAAACTTTGATTAATCCTTTGTCAGAGGGTGTTACTAACGTTGTTAAAGGAAGTGTATTTAGCGAAGGGTCTGGAGGGCAATCTGGAGGCATTCTAAGTTCTATTGCTGGTTTCTTTGGCGGAGGCAAAGCCTCTGGTGGTTTAGTACACATGGCAGGCGGCGGACAGGTTCGTGACCGTGTACCCGCAATGCTTGAGCCAGGAGAGTTCGTAATACGTAAGCCAATGGCTAAAGCTATCGGTGGTCCAGTGCTTAATTCAATGAATGCTACTGGGACTATGCCTACTGGCGAAGTAGCAGTTAATATTACTAATACAGGAACGCCACAAGAGGCAACAGCTTCTCCACCACGTTTTGACGGTGAGAAGATGGTTGTAGATATTGTGATGAGAGATTTAAGAAACAACGGACCTATTCGTAAGTCCTTGAGAGCAGGAGGATAATATGGCGATTTATCCAGATGACGCCACCGCCCCCGTTACCGCATTTGGGGTTGTGTCAGATGTAACATTTAGTTCTACAGGACCTACTCGTACAGACTTTAACCTAGGATCTACAGTAGATCATAGAGGTGAGGTAGTCGCCTTTATTGATGGTGTGTTGCAGCAAACTGGTGCGTATGATCTGTCTAACTCTGGACAGACTGTATCTTTTCTTACTGCTCCTAATGCTTCAAATCTTACTCTTAACACTGTTTCCTTACCCTCGCGATTTAAACTAACTCGTACATTTCCAGCTGTTCGCACCGTTGATTTTTCCAACACTACTGCGACAGTGCTAAACTCAAACACTTTCTTGATCAATTCTAACACTGAATCATTCAGTTTACCTGAAGGCGTAAATGTATCTACAAAAGCAGAATTCATGGTGTTTATGTCAGGTGTTTTCCAAAACCCTGATTCTTATACTTATCCTTCAGTAGTTTATGGCGATCACGGTATTGATATTGGCGATAATACCGCTACTAAACTGCTTCTTAATTTTGACTCTAATACTACTGATGAAAGTCCTTCTGCGCATACTGTAACTGCTAATGGTGGTTCTGCGTTTACAGGACATGCTTTTAGTTTTTCAGGGTCAAACTTCTTGAACATTGCTGATAGTTCTGATTTTGATATTCACCTAGATAACTTTACTCATGACGCTTATCTTAAATTTAACACTGACTCTATCACTAGTGACCAAGCAATCTTTGGTAAAGTTGAAGATATAAGCAACTATTATGTCTTGAAATACTTTGGGTCTAATTCAAACGTTGGTTTTCTTGTTAATACAGCAGGTACACTAACAGAAGTTATTGGCGGCAACGTAAATGCTGATTCAAATTATCATGTAGCTGTTTCTTATGAAAGAAATACTCAGAATTTAAGACTGTATGTAAACAATGTTCTTGTAGATCATACTAACTACACGGCTGCTACTTCCCCTAGTGGCCCTCTTGAGCTAGGTAATTCTAATCTACTAGTTAACACTCTAGACGCTAAAGTAAGCTTTTACAGATTTGCTAAATCAGCAAGATACAGAGCTGATGCAATTTCTCCTATTCCAGAGGCTAATTATAGACCCACTGTAATTTCTGGTGCTCCTTTGGGTGCTATTGATTCAGAAGACCAGTTATCGTTACGCGTATTTGATTCCGAAGTTTTATCAGCTGATAGATTTAATTCAATGGCTGATCGTAAACCAGATAAAGGTTTTAACTCACAGAGAACCTTTGACTCAATTAAGTTTACTTCACAGGCAGGCTATGAAAAACGTAGACTACGCTCTCGTCGTTCAAAGAGAGCGTATGATCTTAGCTATACTAATGTAACTGGTATTGAAAAGAACGCTATTGAGAATTTTTATAATGCTAGAAGCGGCGAGTTTGAAGCTTTCACATTTGACTTGTCACACATAAATGAGTCTGGTACAATTACTACACGATTTGATGGTCCGTTATCTATTAACCATGTAGCTTCTGCTGGATCAAATCTTACTGAGAACTTTTATACTGTAACCTTCAAACTCCAAGAGACATACGACTAATGACAGCAAGAAACTATGATGTAATTATTAGTGTAGACAATGCTGCTGGTTTTCAAGCACAAAACGTACTTATTGGAAATACTTCTGCTTCCTCAGGAGTGATTGCTAATGTTGATACTACTACTAATACTCTTAAAGTCAAACTAGCAAATAATTTAGCTGAATTTTCTAATCTTGAAGTTGTACATTCTAATGTAATTAACATCACAGGCACAGCTAATGGTGCTTTGAATAATGCTTCTGCCGTGCCTTTCCAATCTAATGTCTTTGCTGGTAACACAACAACTGCTATCGCTACCATTGAATCTATAGCTCCTAGTGGTTTCATAGCTGAGAAAAATGCCTTCACACAAAATCCAATAGTGCGTCTATATGAAGTATACTACCCAGGTGAGTGGTTTCCAACAAATGAAGCAGGTAATCCCACACAATTAGGCGAGGGGAGAGCGTGGCCTAATGAGTTTCCGATTCGTTTTGCTGATGTAAGAGGAGATTTAATATCTGATCTGAATTATAATGTCACGCATCAAGGTGATTCTTATATACCTTTTCCTGTAAACATTTCGTCTATCGATCAAAGCTCCGATGGAAAGATAAATGAACTCACTTTAACTATGTTCAATTTAGATAATATTGTATCAAGACTGATTGAAGATCCGTTTCTTGTAGGTAATAATTCTTCTAATGCTTGTCAGGCGATAGTCAATGGTGAACTTGTTCACGGAATAGATCCTAGAACAATTAATGCTAATCCTAGTGATTTTGGATCTGCTGGAGATGAAGGTTTTGACACCTTAACCAGAGCAAGAGCAAACGGGCTATCCTACAGTGCAGATTTAGTAAGCGCTTATGGCAAGGCGAATGCTTCTTTTAGTAGAAGTGAGACACTTAAAATAGGCGGCACTTGGATAGAAGAAAAAGCTGATACTAGAGATCTATTAGGTGGAGTAGTTACAATTAAAACTACTTTTGCTAACTTCTTAGATGTGTGGCCTGAGTATAGTTCTGCACGTTTTGTCACATCAAATGTAGTTGAAGTGTATAATGCCATGCCTTATCGTGTTGGCGACAACGTTAAATCTACTGGCACTACTGAAGGCACAATTCAGTCTATAGAGGAGAATCGTTTTTTATTCTTAACTAATCCTCTTGATGCGAACACAGCTGTTGGAGATCCTATATTTATAGTAAATCAACAAGCAGATCCAGAATCATATGTAGAAGATACTTTTAAGATTGACCATCTTGAGTCTCTAAATAGTGAAGTAGCTCAATTTGGGTTGATTTCTTGGTTACAATATTTTAGAAATCAAGTTCCGTCACGAAAATATTACAAAAACACTTGTCAGTGGAGATATAAAGGCCCAGAATGTCAATATCCGGGACCAGGAGGGTTATCTATTCCAGGGACGTCTCTTACCTCTAATGCTAATCCGATAGCTGCTAATAACCAAATTGCTGCCTCTGCCGCTGGAGATGTGTGCGGTAAATCTTTGCTTTCTTGTCAGATAAGAAATAATCAAGTTCATTTTGGAGGTTTCCCTGCTACAGGACGAACAATACCAAAACAATAAAGTAAAAGGTTGCATTCTACCTTGGATTCACCTTTTTGGAGGATTACAGGGAACCTATCATCTTTGTTGTCACTCTGAATTTTCTTCCCCAAATTCGGTTTCTTTAGGTAATTCTAGACAATCATTAAATGACGTATGGAATGGCGATCCTATTAAAAAAGCTCGTTTGTCTTTTCTTCGGGGAGAAGACATACCTGAGTGTGTTGAAACTTGTTACAAATTAGAAAATAGTGGGGGTATAAGTAATAGATTACAAGTTAATAAAAGATTTGCTGATAAAGCGTACTTGCAAGGTAAAACAAAAGAAGATGGATCAGTAGATAATTTTCCTTCTTATCTAGACATTAGATTCGGGAACTTATGTAATTTTAGATGTAGAATGTGTGGTCCTTACGCATCAACAAGTTGGTACAGAGATTCAACTAAAAAATACTCAAAGACAATAGACCATTATACTGATAACGAAAAATTTTGGGTTGAAATAGAAAAATATTTACCTTTTATAGAAGATATATACTTTGCTGGTGGTGAACCTTTTGTTCAAGAGGGTCATTATAAAATGTTAAACCTATTGATAGACAAAGGATTTAGCACTTCTATATCTCTTCAGTATAATACTAATCTTAGTTACTCTAAATTTAAGAACTTCGATTTACTTTCATTATGGGACAAATTTAAGGATGTTTCTTTATGGCCTAGTGTAGAAGGTTGGACTTATAAAGCAGAATATTCTAGAAAAGGACTAGATTGGGGCGAGTTTCAAGCAAATGTTTTAAAATTCAAAAAACACATTAAAACCTGTAGTTCAGTAATTAATATCTACAGTATATCTTCAATGCCAAATTTGATACTTTGGTTTAAAAATCAAGGTATTGACTATTTTGGGACTGTTTTGACAAATCCTAGTTATCTATCTATTACTTGTCTACCAAAAGAATCAAAGAAAATGATAAACCTTATGTATAAAAAATTTCTCAATGAGTACAAATCTATTCTCACTCCTTATGATATAGAGCAAATTGTTAAATGGTTAAAGTATATGAATAGTGCTGATAACAGTCATCTTTTAAAAGAATTTAAACACGAACAAGTAAGACTTGATTTATTGAGAAATGAATCTTTTGAAAGCGTGTTTCCAGAGTTTGCTGAATGGTACAACAATATTTAGGTTTAAAACACTCATACGGTGAAATAGACTGTATAGAATTGATTAGATCATTCTACTTAAACGAGCTTGGTCTTAAATTTAATCTTCCAACTTATCCTAAATCTAGAGAGTGGATGAAACATTTTTCTACTACAAGTGTAGACGGATGGGCATCTACGTGTGCGACA